CTCTCGTAGGCAGAGCCACGCTCGGAGAACGGGATCAGCGACAGCGTGCCGTCGCGGCTCTCGATCATCACGGTGCGGCTGCGCACACCGCGGGCGCCGAAGAGGTCCGCGCCCGACAGGATGGCGGGCTTGTAGGGGATATTCTCGAGCGCGCGGGTGAGTTCGACGATGGTGAAGGCATCGCCTTCGAAGATGTCCATGGTGGCCATGTTGATGCCTCCTGTCGGTTTCGGATCAGCGGACGATGATGCCCGCGGCGAAGAGCGCGGCGTGGGCGGCGGCGACCTCGGGATCGCTGGGCGTGCCCGCGAAGACGAGATCATGCCGGTTGACGATGGCGGGGCCGCGGACCACCGCCACGGCCGGTGCATCGCCGCCGCTGGCGTCCGCCTTGCCCCAGAGCACGGCGACGGCGGTCTCTGTCCCGTCGGTGGCGTCGGGGTCGTGGGCGGCGTATTTGCCCGAGGCGGTGATCTGACCCAGCACGGTGCCGGGTGAGAGCGTGCCGGACGCAACGGTGACGGTCTCTCGGGTGTAGTCGCGATGGGCTTCCCAGACGAGGAAGCCGCCGGGGTGGGTGGACTCAGAAAGCGTGGTCATGGGAGCCTATCCTTTGAGCTTGAAGGTGCGGGCGATCACGTCGCCCCAGGGACGGGTCGTGGCGCTGCGGCCGGGTTGCGGGTGATGGGGCGTGATCTCCGGCGCGGCCTCGGCCTTCGTGTCCAGCAAGCTGCTGCGCACCGCGTCGAGGCTGGCGTCCTCCTCGAGGAAGCGCCCGGCCATCTGCGGCTGACCCGCGAGGCGGCAGAGATCGACCACGGCCCGGGCATGGGCGATGGCCTCGGCGCGGATGGCGGTGGCGTTCGGAGCCGTGCTGGCGTCTGCCATGGGGCCGTCCGGATCGTCGGCCACGGGCTGCGGCGCGGGATCGGGGACCGACGCGACATCGTTGGCGTCGTCAACGATGTCGGTTTCCGTCTTGGCGTATTCCGGATCTGGGGTCTCGACCGCGTCCACCAGCGCTGGCGGCGCGTTGCGGAACCGGGCGATATCGAAGCGCGCGGCGATGCGCACCGGCTCGGCCAGGCGCGTGGCGAGACCTGCCTCCAGCGCCTCGGCCGCTGTGAGCCAGGTCTCGGCGGCCATCAGCCCGGCGATCTCCTCCTCGGGCCTGCCCGAGCGGGCGGCGTAGCCGCGCAGCATGCCGGCCGCGATCTTGTCCAGCGTCCCGGCCATCTCGCGCATGTCCGCCGCCGTGCCCATGACGAGGCCGGAGGGATCGTGGATCATCAGGAAGGCATTCTCGGGCATGACGATCTCGTCGCCCGCCATCGCGATGTAGCTGGCGGCCGAGGCCGCGATCCCGTCGATCCAGACGGTGACGCTGCCGGCGTGGCGGCTCAGCGCGTTGTGGATCGCGACCGCGTCGAAGACCGAGCCGCCGGGGCTGTTCAGCCGCAGATCGATCGCGGTCTCGTCCGGCAGCGCGCCGAGTTCGGCGAGGAAGCCCTTGGCCGAGACGCCATAGGCGCCGATCTCGTCATAGATCAGCACCTCCGCGCCGCCGTCGCGGGCGCGGATCGTGTACCAGCTGTTCATGATGTCACTCCTGATTGGTGGCGCGGTCGGTCGCGGCCGCATCGATGTCGTCACCGCTGTCATCTGCCGACCCATCGCCCGGATCGGGCCGCGTTGCCGGCGTCGCCCGCGCGCCCTGCGTCTCGCCGGGGCTGGTGCGGTAGCGCAGGCCGAGCCCCTCGGCGCGCGCCGTGTCCGTCGCGTTCTCGCGGTCGACCTCCTCGACATCGTAGCCGGTGGCCTCCACCACCTTGCGCCGCGAGGTGATGCCCGCCTCCATCGCCAGCACCTGCGCCTGGATGTCCTTCAGCGGATCGACCCAGTCCCAGCGGGGCGGGATCCACTGCACCATTTGGGCGACGGCCGGGTCGGGCAGATCCAGCCGGCCTGCCAGCCGCGCCGTTTCCAGCCAGCGCGCCCAGACCGGGCGGCAGAGCTGATGCGCGATCACCCCGTGCTGGAGCTGCTGCACGCGACGCCGGAACTCGACGAGCTCGGCCCTCAAGCTCGAATAGTTGGCCTGGCGCACGTCACCGGTGACCAGGTGATACGGCAGCCCCAGCGAGGCCGAAACGCCGAGCAGCGTGCGGTACTGGAACGCCTCGTAGCTGCTGCCCACATCCGCCGGTGACGAGAACTTCACGTCCTCGCCCGGCAGCAGGACCTGCAGCGTCCCCGGCTCGAGGCTGGCGATGGCCGCGCCGTCGGGGTCGGCCTCCTCCGTGCCTATCATAGGCTCTTCGGGCGCCGTCTTGGTGATGAAGCCCGCGAACATCGCCGCGGTCTTCTTCCGGTCGAGCTCGGCGTCGTCGTACTGGTCCAGCAGGAAAAGCCGCACCATGGCGGGCGCGACATGCGGCAGGCCGCGGATCTGCCCGGCATCGAGCGGGCGATAGACGTGAAGGACGTCAGCCGCCGGCACACGCACCGTCTCCGGCACCGCCACGCGCCGGTCCGTGCTGTCGCCCGGATGGCTGCGGCGGAAGTGATAGGCCACCCGCCTGCCGATGGCGTCGAACTCGATCCCGCAGCGGATGCGGTTGCCGTTGGCTGCCGTCTCGGTCTTCTCGAAGGGCAGCATCTCGGATTGCAGGAGCTGCAGTTGCAGCGGCACGAGCAGACCGTCCTCGGTGCGACGTGGGCGCAGCCGCACGAAACACTCGCCCGCGACGAACATCTCTCGCGCGACCATGGCCTGAAGGCCGTAAAAGTCCGTCAGCCCGTCCGCGTCCGCCTCGTCGGTCCAGGCGAGCCAGAGCCGCTGGACCTGGTCCCGAAGCTCCGCGTCGTCGATCAGCGAAGACGGCTTGATGCCGTCGCCGACGAGATTGGCGGCGAAGGCCTCGCAGGCATTGGCGGCATAGCCGTTGGTGACCACCAGTTCGCGCGCCCGCGCCAGCAGCTTTGGGCCGCCCGAGGCGACGAGCGCGTTGACGTTCTCCAGCGGCGGGTTCCAGCCGCGCAACCGGCGCCGGGACATCGCCCCTTCGAGGCGCGCACGCATGCCCGCAGGGCCGCCGGCGGGCTGGCGGCGGAACCGGTCGAACAGCCCCATGGATCACAGCCCCTTCGTCGACGTCACACGCAGCTGCCGCACGATCCGCCGGCCCTCGGCCGCGGCGATCTCGCGGTCCAGCGCCTCGATGGCGCGGTCGATCTCGACCACGCTGCGATACTCGACGGTCTTGCCGTCATAGCTGACCCGCGCCACGCCGGAGGAGCGCTGCGCCGAGAGCGCGTCGCGGCGGCTGCGCAGGTCGGTAATTGTCGGCATCACGCGCGCCTTCTATGGTTGGGACAAAGCTGCCGCCCGGAGGACCCATGTCGGAGCCCGTCGCCCGTCTGATGATCGAACTCGAGGACATCACCCCGCGTATCTGGCGGCGGGTTGACGTGGCGGCTGCGATCACCCTGTCGACATTGCACGACATCCTTCAGGCCGTGATGCGGTGGGACCATGCGCATCTCTACGAGTTTCGCGTGGGCGACCGCGCCTATGGCGACCCGCTCCCCGGATTGGAGAGCGCGTCCGGCCGGGTCTACAAGGCCAAGGGAACCCGGCTGAATCAGGTGATGGATCGGGGAATCGACCAATTCACCTATGTCTACGATTTCGGTGACGACTGGCGGCACAGCATCCGTGTGGAGCACGTCCGCGACGGTGATCCAGACAAAGATTATCCGGTGTTCGTCGAGGGCGGACGCCGCGCACCGCCCGAAGATGTGGGCGGTCTGCCCGGGTTCATGAACTTCCTCGATGCGATCGCCGACCCGAAACATCCCGAACATGCGTTCTTGCTGGAATGGGTCGGAGGCGCCTTTGACCCTGAGGACATCGACCGCCGGGAGATCGAGTTCGACCTGGCCATGCTCGCCGAGTTCCGGCGCAGGGTGCGTGCCGGCCATCGTAGTCGCGGGGAAAAGAAGGCCCACTGATCACTCCATGTAACTCGAGCGGACGGTCCGCCGCCGCAGCGTGCTCCGCTTGCCAGCGGGCGGTTCGGAGCCCGTCACCCCATTAGGATCGCTCCGCTGTTCGATGCCGAGTTGCGTCTCCAGATCGGCCCAGCGGGCCTCAGACCACCGGTCGGCCCCGGCGATCCACGCGGCGGCCCTGGCGTAGACCCGGCAGTCCAGCGCCTCGTTGCGCTCCCGAAGCTTCTGCCATTCGAGCTTCGTGAAGCCGCGCTTGCCCTTCACCGTGACCAGCTGCTCGGCGGCCAGCTGCTTCAGCCATTCGCTGTCCGCCCAGGACGGCAAATGCACCGTTCCGGGCGGAAACGGTGCACCGGCGGCGATCTCTTCCTCCGCCGGTCGGTCCTGGCGCAGAAAGCGGTAGGTCTCGGCCTTGAAGGTCGAGGTCGCCACGCTCCACAGCCGCGCGCCGCGGCGCAGGCGCTTGCCCGCGACGGTCGCGTCAACATAGGTGGGGCCTGTCACCGGGCTCGACCGATTGAACCCGTCGAGCCCCTTCACGGGTGCCACCTGCGCGAAGCCGACCTGCCGCGCCCAGCCATAGACCGCGCTGGTCTCGTAGCCCGTGTCGATCGCAAGACGCGCGATCGCCAGATGCTCGCCGGAGGCATACGTCCATGTGCGCCCCAGCAGATCCGTGAGCTGCTGCCAGCAGGCCGGATCGCCGGGCCCGCCCTCGATGACGACATGATCGACGAGCCAGCTTTCCAGCCCGCGGCCCCAGGCCCAGACATCGACCTCGATGCGGTCCTTCTGCACGTCGGCGCCGGCGGTCAGGAACAGGCCGCCCGCCGGCACGGTGCCCGGTTTCCATGCCTCGCGGCGATCCGCCAGCCGTTGCCAGTCGGGCGCCTCGCCGCTCTCGACCCATGTCTCGCCGAGGATCGTGTTGCGGAACGCCTTGATCGCCTCGTCCGAGCCTCGGGCCGCCTCCCAGGCGCGCGCGATCCGGTCCCAGCCGAGCCAGCCCACCGGCGAGTAGAGCGCCGAGAGGTGATAGCCGACGGTGCCGGGGTCCTCCGGCTCGGCGGTCGCGCGCCATTCGCCCGCTTCCAGCATCGCCGTCTTGTGGTGCTCCGCGATGGCCCCGTCGCAGCCCTCGCAGAGATACTCCGCCGTCTCCGGCCGCCCCTTCTCCCAGCGCAGCCGGTCGAACTTCAGCCACTGCATTGCGTCGCAATGCGGGCATGGCACGAAGAAGCGGCGCTGGTCGGACGCCTCGAGCTCCCGCTCGATTCGGGAGAGCCCCCGGATCGTCGGCGTCGAGACGAGGAACACCTTGCGCCGGTGGGCAAAGGTCAGCGAGCGCGCCTCGGCCAGCGTCACCGGATCGCCTTCCTCGTCGGCCGAGGCCGGATACGCGTCGACCTCGTCGAGAAAGATATAGCGCGCCGGCGTGGACCGCAGCCCCACCGCCGAGTTCGCCCCGGTCATGATCAGGATGCCGCCCGCGAACTCCTTCGACAGCATGGTGTTGCCCGCATCGCGCGAGCGCGCCGGCTTGATTCGCTCCCGCAGCTCCGGGCTTTCCTCGATCAGCGGGTCGATCCGCTGGCGCGAGTTGCGCTTGGCCAGTTCCACCGTCGGCTGGACCGCAAGCATCGGGCCCGGCGCCTGGTGGATGGCGAACCCGATCCAGTTGTTCCCGGCCTCTGTCGCGCCGACCTGCGCGGCCTTCATGAACACCACCCGCTGCGTGGGATCGCCGGGGCTCAGCCGGTCCATGATCTCGCCCATGTAAGGCGTGCGCACCGTGCGATACTGCCCGGGCTCGGCCGAGGCGCGCGACGACAGCTTGCGGTGCCGGTCGGCCCATTCGGATACCGTCAGGTCCGGGTCGGGCCGCAGCCCTGCGCCCCAGGCACGCAGGATGTCCTGCGCCCCGTCGAAGGCCTGCGCGTCCGCGTCCTCAGCGGAGATCGGGCTGGATCTCGGCGAGGTCGTCGAGCTGGGATCGGACATGTTTCTCCAGAGCCTTCTGCATCGCGGCCGGTTCCACGCCCACATCGGCCGCCATCAGTGCGGCCACCCGGGCGGGCCAGTTGACCCAGACATCGCGCTCCTGCCGCGCCAGCCGGAACACCAGCGCCAGCGCGCGGGCGCGGTCGATCAGCTCGCCTTTCAGCTTTTGCAGCCGGATGCGCCGCTCCTGCGCCTTCAGCACCTCGTTGGCCGTCTTCGCCTGCAGGAAGGTCGTCCCGCCGCCCGTGGCCGGCGCGGCCAGGCCCTGTTCCTTGAGGGTATCGCCCACCGCCGAAACAGCCGCCTCCGGTACGGGCTTGCGCTTCGGCGCGGGCGGCTTGCGGGTTTTCGACGGGTCCGTGCTCTCGGCCCGGCGCGCGTCGCTGGCGTCGGGATCAATGCTCCCATCGGCGTGCAGCACCAGGCGGCCGGCGGCCTTCGCCTTCTGGATCGCCCCGCGCGAGAGGCCGACGCGGGCGGCGTATTGGCGCTCGCTCAGACCCTCCATGCCGCGCTCCGATTAT